CGTTGAACGTTCGTAGGTTCTGGATCGTCGCGAGGGTCATCGCCGGCCTCCCATCACACCACGGCCCGGATGCAGGACACGCCGGTGCCCGACACCTTGTAAAGCCCACCCATCGGCACGCCGCCGGCAAGCGCCGCGGCCTGGTCCGAGTACTGTGTGAGCTCGCTCACGAGCGCGTCGACGACGGCGTCGGAGTCCAGGTTGGCCACGGGCGGTGCCACGGTCGCGCTGACCCACTGGGCGCCGTCGGCGTCCACGTAGCGGATGAACAGCTGGCCGAGGTTCGAGTTCCACCACAGGGCCCCTTCGACTGGGGCAGTGGGCGGCAGGGAGCCGATGTAGACGGGTCCGACGGCGTCGGCCGCGGAGATCGCTATCCAGCTGGTGATCGACGAGTCCCACCGCCACGACTGGTCGCCGACAGTGTAGATCTGGCCGTTGGTGGGGCTGGACGGGAAGTTGAGTGCCATCTTGCGTCAGGAGGTCTGGGAGTTGCCGGACACGATCGTCGCCGCGTCGTCCGCGGGCTGCTGAGGCGTGCGGCCCTCGTTGGTGGACGAGGCGCGCCAGTTCTGGTCGTTGTTGTTGACCTCGGCGTTGATCCGGTTGTAGCGCCAGTCCCTCGTGAGATCCCCGGCGGAGTCGGTCCACCAGCCGCTGAGGCCCTTGCCGCTGACGCCGTTGTAGTACTGCGGCACGCGCCAGGACCGGAGCAGGCCGGCCAGCGAGTTGATCGCCATCTCGGAGTCCGGGCGCACGGCCATGTTGTAGGTCGTGGCGGCCTCGAGCTCCTTGATGCAGCGCTCGTAGTCCTTGAGGACGTCCTCGCGGCGGCGGACCGTGTCGAGGTAGTACCTGGCGATGATCAGCGAGGTCCGGCGGCGGTTGGAGCTCACGAGGAGCTTGCCGGCCTTGGTGGACTGGTTGATGTAGGAGTCGATCAGCGCGTTCGCGTCCTGGATCGCCATCATCAGCCGCACCTCGTTGGGCTGCGTCGCGTCGGCGTCGTCGATGTTGGTAATCTGGATCGCCTCCTTCAGGCCGTAGGCCATGACGAAGTCGTCCATGCCGGCCGTGCGCGGGTTGGCCGGCCTGTCGCGCCTGGAGTACGGGGCGCCGTCGGCGTACGCGCCGAGGTTGGAGTCGGCCTCCCAGCCGATCCCGCGCTCGCTAATCTTCAGCAGGTTGCGGCAGGGGAACTTGAAGAGCGCCCTGACGACGTTGCGCCTGATGGTGGCCACGCTGGCCCCGGACTTGACCGGCGCCCTCAGCGCCAGGTTCACGTCCTCGGGCGGCGTGTAGTTGAGGAATACCTTGTCGCCGGGCGTCAGGTTGCGGCCGAGCACCAGCTCGATCTCGTTGGTGTCGACGTACTTCCGGTCGACGATCGGGATCTTCCCGTAGTTGATCTGGAAGCAGGTGACCGGCACCGCGATGGTGCCGTCGAGGGCCTGGTCGAACACCAGACGGAGCTTGGTCTGGTCCCTGACGATAGCTTCTGAGAGTTGGGGAGCCGCCATTCGTCAGCCTGGGAAGTAGTGGATGTAGGGGTCGCCCTTGTACGCCCTGGAGAAGCCTAGGGACTGCCAGAAGGCCGTCGGGTCGTCGAGCACCCTGACCTCCACGATCCCGGCCGGGATGCTGTTGAGCATGGCCTCGACCGCCTTCCTTATAGGCGCGTCGTCCTCCCAGTTGTAGTGGTCCCAGGACGTTACCGTGACGACGGAGCCGAACGTCTCGTAGTTCAGCTGCCCGAGGAGCTGGCCGGGCGGGACGTCGTCGTTGCGGGTGGACGTGCGCGCGAACTCTATCGCGAAGCCGTCGAAGCCGCCGCCGTTGACCAGGATCTCCTGGGACTCGAGCGGCGGGACGTCGGTCTCGAGCTGGATCTCGAGCGGGTCCGTGCTGAGTTCGGTGTCGCCGAGGGTGCCCGGGTCGAGCAGGACCACGTCGCCCCCGCCGTTGGGCTCGGTCGCCAGGTTCCCCAGCGGCTGCTCGATGAGGGGCAGGTCGCCGGGCGAGGAGGCGAGGGAGTCGTATACCTTGATCTCGGAAAAAGTGCGCTTCACCTCTATTCCAACGCCGGTTGCGGTGTAGAAGATCCCGTCGATGAGCACGCCGAGCGCCGACCCGAACAGGCCCGCGTCGTAATCGACCCGGTCGTCGACATACCCGAGGACGCCCTCGTCGAAGCTCGCCAGCTCGGTGGTGGACACCGCGACGATCTCGAGGATGAAGTCCGAGCCGTAGAGGTACTGCCAGGTCGCGGAGGCGTAGGGCTTGGGTCCCTCGCCGCCGATGCTGGCCCACCACTCGTCCGGCGCGCACTCCAGGCCGAGGTCGATCGGGGTGCCGTCGGCAAGGGCCGGTTCCGGGCAGGCGTCCTCGACCTCGTACACGACCGTGGACGCGTACGTCCAGGCCGCGACCTCGTAGGGCCTGGGGCCCTCGCCGCCGACGGTCTCCCACCACGGGGTGTCTTCAATATCGAGGTCGTCCTGGTCGCCCAGCCCTGAGGGCTGGTCGGAGCCCTCCTCGACCTCCACGCTCGTCTGGATGTACCTCCAGGCGGCGGCCTCGTACGGCTCGGCTTCCGCGATGGGGATGGTCTCCCACCACTTGGCCCGGGCGGCCGAGGCGACGTCGTCCGGGTCTACCGCGTACTGGTTGCGCACGTCACGGTCGGACGGTCTGTCCCCTTGGATTTACCCGGACGGTCAGTCCGAGCCCTCGTTCGGCGAGCCGGTCGTCGCTGTGACGGCGTCGTACGTGCGCTTCTCGGAATCGTTGTCCGCATCGGGTAGCTGGCCGTCGTGGTAGTGCAGCCTGTCGATGTGCCTGACCCACTTGTAGCCGCCGCGGTTGAGGCACACCATGAGCCAATCGTAGCCCTGCGGCCCTCCCTCCTCGACGATGACGCAACCCACGTTCTCCTTCGTCGCCGGCGGGAGCTCGCCCGCCTTGTACACGGGCAGCCTCGTCATGTTCGAGGTGTTCGGCATCTCCTTGATCGTCGGGTCGTCATCCTTGTCGAACAGGACGTCGCCGAAGACCATCTTGTTGGGGTCGCCCTGCGAGGGCATGATCTTCACGCGCTTCTCGAGCAGGGACTTGGGCTGCTTGCCCTTGAACGCTGGGAACGGGTTGATCCAGTCGCTCTCGGTCTCCTTGGCGTCACCCTGCGGGAGCCCGTTGGCCTCGAGGTACTTGGGGTCGACCTCGCGCAGCACGACCCGGACCCGGCCCATCTCCTTGGGGTCCTCCACGTCGATGACGCGACCGGCCGTTTCCTTGAGTGTGCCGGCGTTGTCGCGCGCGTACTGCGCCGCCTGGTTGTAGTTGTTCAGCAACTTGCCGAACAGCTCGACGTTCCTCCCCATCCTACGACTCCCTGTAGTTGACCGTGCCGGCCACGTAGTCCAGGTCGATTATGGCGACCCGCTGGCCGATGTTGCTGGCCTGGCGCGAGAACAGGTTGATGACCTTCTCGGTGGACGTGAAGTTGGTGTACGTCGCCTCGGCGGTCGGGTTCGTCCAGGTGTAGCCGCTCGGGACCATCTGGCCGCCCTTGTAGGACGTGACGTTGATCGTGACGGGATCCGTGCCGACGGAGCCGTACCACATAGCCCTCAGGTCGATGGAGACGGATGTGCGGCCCGGGTTCGCGGCCGCGAACGCCTGCCGGTCGAACAGCACACTCTCCACGCCGGTGCCGGTGTTGTCCCCTCCCCATTGCAGCTGGGCGATGCCGTTATTCTGTCCCCACCCGACGTAACCCGGGATCGCGGGGTCGAAGAAGCCGGTGCGGGTGTCGAGGTCGGAGCCGTTGGTGAAGCCGTACGTGATCACGAAGAAGTCCGCCTGGGCCGCCGGCTGCTTGACGGTCACCCTGTACCTAGCGATCGTATTCCTTGCGTCTGTGGGGGACGTGGCAGTCGCCGAGATGGTGAACTGTGCCGGGTTGCCCTGCCCAACCGCCAGCATGGCGTTGAAGTCCTCGTTGGTCATCTGGTAGGACCACGTCCCGCCGGTGATCTGGGCCTGGACGGAGTTGCCTATGAACAGGTCGACGGTGCCCGCGTTCGAGACCGTGCCGGTTAGCGTCACCGGGCCGGTGATCTCGTCGCCGGGGACGGCGTCGATCGTGACCGTGGGCGGGCTGGTGGGCTGCGGTGGGGGACCCTGGCGCCCGGGCTTGCCGCCGGCGAAGGGCTCCTCGATCAGAGCCTTGACGTTGACCTCCGGCGCCTCGAACTTCTCGCACCTGTTGAGCAGGTAGGCGGTGTTGGACTCCACGGCGCTCTCGACGAACACAGGGCCGCCGCCGATGCCGATGCTGAAGCCCTCCTCGGTGACGATCTCGAGGCCTGTGATGTCGGTGACGAACACGGGCGTGCCGTCCTCGCACCTCGGGATGTTGCACTCGCGCCAGCTGTACTTGACGGCCGGGTCGAACACGGGTTCGTCCGCCGCGGACAGGTCGGCGGTGAAGTACGCGTAGCTAACGACGTAGTTGGCGAAGTTGGCGACGTCCGTATCGTCCGGGAATTCGGTGTTCGGCGCCTTGATGAACGAGTAATCGCCCTCAGGCTGCTCCGCGTACTCGACGGCGCGCAGCCTGTGATCGACGACGTCCGTAATGAGATAGCCCGTCAGCGGGCCCCTGCGCTGCCACTTGAAGTACGTGCCGGCCCACTCGCCGTCGCTGCCGAGGATCTCCCGCTCGTCGTACGGGTCGTAGTCGACGATGGTACCGGCTTGGAACGGAAACACCTCCGCGGCGTCCTCGTACTCGATCTTCGAGTCGGCGAAGCCCGCCTCGGCGTTGATGCGCGCGCCCTTAATGCTGGAGACGAGGAAGTCCTCCTGGTAGAAGACGGCGTAGTCGGGGATGTCCTCGGCGCAGCCGCAGTACACGTCGTCGTACAGCAGCGGTCGCAGGCTGTAGGGGCGGACGGCGGTGTCGGCGAGCGGGTAGACCGAGGAGAAGTAACTGTAGGAGCTGACTATGTTCGCAGCCTTGTTCCACTGCCGGCTGTTGCGCGAGTACTCGGCCGGCAGGCGCACGAAGTGCCTGTAGGTGTTCTCGGGCTCCGTGCCCGTGTTGCGGTCGGCGACGAGCGCGTTGCGGTACGTCTTGGCGTCGAGGTACTCCGCGGCGTTCTCGCTGGTGATCCCGTCGGAGCTGTCGTCGGCCACCTCGAGCACGTGGTTCTTCCACGTGCGCAGGGGCGTCACGGAGTTCATGACGGACGGGCTGAACTTCCAGAGCGGGTTTGCGTAGATGACGCGGTCCAGGCGGATGCGCACGGGGGGCACGTAGCACGGCACCGTCGGCTCGACCTCCGTGACGCACGGCTCGCAGATCTCGAAGGCGTTGTCGTAGAAGCCCTCGTCGACTCCCTCGCTGGAGCCAGGGTCTTCCATGAGGCCGTTGTTGACGTAGCAGTCGGTGCCGTCGGGCACGGGGCCGCACGGCGCGCACGCCGTGGGGAAGGTCGTCTCGGTGTACTCGCCCTGGTCGACGATCGGGCCGCCGGTGACGAAGTCGAACTCGCCCCATTCCTCGAGGTTGCAGTCGTAGATCCCGGTGAATGGGTAGACCGAATTGTCGTACGTGGTGCAGCTGTAGTAGCCCTGGCCGTCGACGTCGGGGCGCGGCACGCGGTCGTACTCCGAGTTATCATACAGGACGCAGGAGTCCGGGATGGTGCGCGATCCCTGGCCATCGATGACCGGCGCGGCGGGCGGGACGAAGCCGTAGAAGACGTAGTCGCCGCTGTCGATCTTCCCGCACTCCTCGAGGCAATTTGTGGTCGGGACCGTAGCGTCGAGGCCCTCGACGAACGTGCCGCCGTCGACCAGCGCGCACGGGCTGCCGCCCTCGAAGTCGCAGTTCGGCTCGACCAGCTCGTCAAACTCGCCGTCATCGAACGTGAGGAGGCCACCCTTAAACGGCAGGCCCACGGCCTCGAGCTCGGAGTCGAAGACGGACGCGATGGTGCCGACGCGAACGAACTCGCCGCGGTCCTCGAACAGGCCATCGTCGGTGCCCATCCAGGCGCCCTGGTCGGAGACCGGGTAGAACGAGCCGTTGTCCAGCTGCAGGTCGACGACCCACTCGACCGTGGGAAACTCCGTCATGGCGAACGGCGTCTTCGCCTCGTAATCGAAGGCGAGCTCCGCAAGCTCGAGCCCGTCGAAGGCGATCGTGAAGCCGTCGTAGCCCGGGAACTCGTCATCCCCGGCCGTCAGGGTGATCTCGTTGCCCACTCCGGAGTCGGAGACCAGGATCGGGCCTGGCTCGCCGAAGACGTCGGTGACGAGGTCGAAAAAGTTAATGTCGACCTCCGGAGCCTGCGGCTCGTCGCAGTTGAGCGCGGGGTCCTGGTCGTAGATGCCGTCGTAGATACGGTAGTCCGCCTCCTGCTGGTCCACGACGCCGTTGAAGGGCACCTGGTAGACCACGCCCCAGTCGTAGGACTGGCCGAACGGCGGGTCGGGCGGCGGGCAGATGGACCCGGGATCCTGGTCGAACTCGCCGTTGTCCTCCGTGGACGTCGAGCCGGTGATGACGTCGTAGGAGCCGTCGTTGAGCTGGGCGTTGACGAACCACGCCGGGTCCTCGAACAGGCCGCCGTCGGTGTAGCAGACGGTCTGGTTGCCGAGGAGGCCGAGGTCGTTGTACCCGTTGAACAGCCCCTGGGACGCCAGGTCGAGATCGTACCTGGTCAGGGCGTTGGGGTTGAAGTCGCCATAGGAGCCGTCGTCGACCAGGCCGCCGTTGGCGGAGTTGCTCGGGGGCGGGATGGCCACGAAGCGGTCGCGCGCGAGAAACTCGAACAGGCCGCCTTGCTCGGTGATGGTGAACGTTCCGAGGTCCCGCGTGATAACCGTGAAGGAATTGACCGGGACGATGTCCTCCCACTTGACCGTCTGCGCGCGGTCAAGGAAGAAGTTGCGGAAGAACATGTCCTCAAACAGGCCGTTGTTGATCCCGCAGTCGACCGGGAAGTCGCGCATGAAGCCGTTGAGCCCGATCGGGATGCTCGCCTCGGGGCCCGGGTCGATCGCGAGGTCGTTGGGCGTGTCGTCGTAAGTCTGCCTGAGCGTGAGAGTGTAGTCGCAGGTGTCGCACACGCCGTAGGCCTCGGCCGGCTCGGCATAGCAGCCACTGTAGTCGAAGGACTCGTTATTGGCGGAGATGAACTTGCCGTCCTCGGCCATCAGCTGCTCGATGCTGATGTCGTAGGTGCCCTCGTTGTCGACCGTGCCGCCCGGGTACGGGTAGTAATCGCCAGGGAACTCGCCGTTGGACAGCGTGCTCGTCGGCGTGGTGCCCGGGTCGTTCTCGCAGATCGAGAGCGGGTTCTGGTCGTATATGCCGTTCGCCTGGATCGGGAAGTCCCCGATCAGTTCGTACTCGCCGTTGCTCATGACGCCGGTCACCGAGCCGGGCAGCTCCAGCGTGCCGTTGTCCGTGAAGCAGGCGGTCAGGCCCTCGTCGGGGAAGAAGCCGTTGTCGAAGTCGGGGGCGTCGCCGGTCCCGTCCTCGCCGTCGGTCAGCATGAATATGTACTCCAGCGTCGCGCACGAGCCCTCGTCGGTCGCGATCACCCGCCCGTCCTCGGCCGCGATGTCGATGAAGTCGTTCGTCATCAGCGTGGCCGACGTCGACTCCCAGTCCACCGACGGGGAAAATGGGCCCTCGACCTCGCACCCCTCGACCTCGAACGAATACGGCGCGCTGACGAGCGCCGACATCGGGCCGGGCTTGAGCCCGATCAGGCCCAGGAGCTGCTCGACGCGCAGCGAGCCGGTGACCTTGTCGAGCGACAGGCCCTCGACCTCGTTGAACCCATGGAGGTCCAGCGCGTCGAACGCGAAGTGCATCGACAGCTGGTTGCCCTTGTTGCCCCACGCGCCGAGGAACTGCTGCTTGACGTCCTCGTCGTCCCAGTCGGACGGGTCGGCCCACCCGCGCACCGTGAAGGTGAAGGGCTTGGCGTCGCTGCCAACGAGGCTCACGGCCACAAACTGGACGTCGGAGTCCAGCACGCGCAGCCTGGAGACCCTCTGGTCGATGTCCTGGATCACCTCCACCGTGTCGGGGTCCGCGTTGAACACGTCGACGTCGATGAGCTGGTCGAACGTGTACGCGCCACCGACGATGAGGTACGGGGACTTGTCGAGGGTGAAGTTCCTGTCCTGGGCGAAGGGCCACACGGCCACCTTGCCGCCGCGGTCCTCGACCGAGAAGGTCAGGTCGGCCGACGCGCCCACCGCCCCCCTGTTGAACGGGGCGGGCCAGGACTCGTAGGGCTTGTCCTTGTTGTAGACGCCGAAGGTGCCGGCCAGCAGCGCGCGCTTCTCGGAGACGGTCTGCGGGAGGCCGACGAACTGGTAGTTCCCCGCCGTGTCGGCTGTCGAGTTCCCCCAGTACCGCGGGCCGTTGAAGCCCAGGAGCTGCGCCGTCCAGTCGAGCTGCCCGTTTACGCGCGAGATGACCCTGTTGAGGACCTTCTTCTGGCTCTCGGTGTAAGTCTGGGGCAGCGAGCCCCTGAGTTCGTACTGCTCGACGTCAAATATCTGGCGCGGCATCTTCTCAGAACGTCCCGTTGTTGACGAGGGTCGGCAGCGCTTGGATTATCTCGTTCTTCTTGAAGTCCACGTACTTCTTGCTCGCGCCGTCCTCAGGGAGGGCGGGGTAGAAGTCCAGGTCCAGGTCCAGGCCCGTGATGCGGTTCGTGCGCATGTCGAGGATCCCCGTCACCTGGACGTCTGGGGATACAGTCTCAGTCGTATGCGCCATTGTCCATATTCACGATGAGGGCCGAGTCGGCGTAGGCCTTAGTGGACAGGTCGCTCTCGTCCACCGGCGCCCCGACTCTGATCACATGGTACGGCTCGACCTTGTTGGACGACAGGTACACCGTCACCTCGTCGCCCTGGATCTGATCACCGCTGGGGTTGGCCGCCAAGCCGAGCGCATCACTCTTACCCTTGAGCGAGTACATCATCGTCGACTGTGGCCTGTCCGTCGCTATGGCCTGCGTGGCCTGCGTACTGATGACGATCCCGGTCTCGGTCGCGATCTCAGGCGTCGGGATGTCGAGCAGGACCGGAGCGCGGTAGAAGTTCTGCTCGCCGTCGACCTGGATGTCGATGTCGTCGTACGTGAAGTAGTAGCCCTCCTCGAGCTCGACCCTGACCGGCAGCTCCAGTCGCGGGTAGTCGAGCTCCGAGCCGATCTCGAACGTGTCCTCCTGCAGCAGCTCGTCGTAGATGCCGTAGGCCGCGGTCGGGGGAGCCATCCACCTCTCGGCGTACCTCTCGACGTCGGTGAAGTACTTCCTGATCGACTCGTCCTGGAAGGTCGTCAGCCACGACGCGACCGGCTGGAACTTCTCGTACGTCAGCTGGCTGAGCCTATAGTCCTCGACCCTCACAACCTGGTTGTCGCGGACCTCGAGCGTGGCGAGCTGTATGTGCGGGGTGGCGATGTCCTCGTAGAGCTCGTCGAGGTACGGCTCCGCCACTGACACGGAGCCCGTGCGCCGCTGGTCGGCGTAGAACGCGGTGCCGGTGTACTCCACCGTCTGCACGTCGACCAGGCCGGACCAGAAGAACAGCTTCCAGTACCTGCGCTTCGTTTGCTCTGAGACCAGCATGTCCCACGCGCCGCCCTTGGGCTCCCAGGTGCGGTCGTCGAGGTGCCAGATGATGCCGTCGTCGGACCAGTAGACGGTGCACTTGGCCGTGGCGAGCTCGACCGCTGAGGCGGTGAGCCTGAAGCGCTCGGCCTTGCACGGCTGCGTGAAGTCCAGGATCAGCGCCTGGCCCTCGTCGTACCCGCCGACGTAGCCCGAGTCCGTCGGCCTCCAACTCGTATCGAGCTCGTCTGTGAAGGCGACGTCGACCGGGAACTGCTCGGCCGCGGCGGTCGCGCCGTAGACTGTCGCGCTCGCGGCGAGCGAGTAGTCCTCGACCTTGTACTCCTTGTACCGGTCGCTGGTGTCGGGCTCGTACCTGAGGAGGTACCCGACCTGGTACTCGCCGTCCTGCAGCCCTCCGCGATCGTTCAGGTTGGCCAGCTTGATCGCCAGGGCCTGCACGTCGACGGGCCCGTAGCGCCACACGATGGTCCCGCTCTGCACCACTAGGATGCCGGCGTCCTCCTGCCAGCGGCCGACCTGCAGCGTCCCGGCTCCGGTCGCCCGGTTCTGGTTCTCGATGTAGATGCGGATCCGGTCCTCGGTGGTGAAGTCCGTGACGTAGGCGCCGCCTATGGCGGGCAGCCGGTCGTATATCGGACGGCCGCTGGGGCGCCCCCAGACCGTCGGCGTCGGCAGGAAGCCGATGACCGCCGCGGCCGCCGGGTTGAAAAATTTGACCGTCGGCTGGGTTTCGGCGAACAGCGTGGTCCGCATTGGCCCCAGCTGCGACTGCGGGAGCGCTGGTGCGTCGGTCATAGGGCGAGGGTGCCGTTACCGTAGTTGACTGGCCGGAACTGGAATTGCGTGCCGGTGAAGTAGGAGAGCTGCGGCGACGCGAGCACGGCGTCGGTAGACTCCCACACGAAGTTGTTCTCGGGGTTCTTGTTCGCCTGGGAGCGGAGTTTTATGTTGGCCACGCCCAGCTTGATCGCCGACACCTGCTGCCCGAGGCGCGAGTAGATGTCGTCCTGGCCCTCGGCCCTGACGACGAACTTGAGGAGGTTGCCGAAAACCTCCTCGGCCCGCTCGGAGTTGGCCTGGTCGGGCCCGATCCACGTGGTGACGATCGACGGCGGCGTGAACGAGCGGATGGCTCTGTAGAATCGCGCCTGGCGGTCCGACACGTCGGCGATGACGTCCTCGTAGTGGTAGAGCGGGTCCGTGTACTTCACGTTCTCGGTGCGCTCAGAGGCGACGAAGACGCCGTTGTCGTAGTACGTCTCGAGGTCGAGGATCGGCGTGACGTGCTGCGTCGCCTCGTACTGGCGGATGACGCTCCCGCTCCTGAACGACGCGGCGTCCCTGGGAGCGAAGCGGAACAGGTCGCGGTACGTGGGGATCCCGCCGACATCCACCGCCCAGGTCTCCCCAGTCCAGTAGTATATCTGGATGTCGCGGCCCGCGGCGTCTTGCAGCGTGACGGAGTCGCCGATGGACAACTCGGACGTCCCGGCGATTAGCCCCTGGGAGACCATCAGGGACGTGATGGTCTCCGGGCCTACGAGCTCGGTCGGCGTCTGCACGATCGCCGCGTACTTCGTGAAAAAGTAGTTCGACGGGACCTCCTCTATCAGGTTCTGGCCCACGAGGTCCCCGATGCTCTGAGTGTTGGGCGTGAAGTCCTTGAGCACGTAGTAGTATGCCGGCAGCGGCAGGTTCTGCTCGATCAGGCGCTTGCAGCCGGAAGACAGGTTCGGGCACGTCACCGACTCGCGGAAGCACTCCTCGAGCTGCTTCGCGTCGAAGCCGCCCTCTGGCCTGTACCTGAGGTACTCGCCGGTGCGGAAGCGGGCCTCGTACCTGAAGGGCCTGTCCTTGAACGATGAGCGGCCGGCGCAGTCGACGAAGTCCACAACGTCGATGATCTCGATGATCCCCTGCGCGACGAGGCCGTCGATCTCCTCCTTGTACGTCTGGTCGGTGCCGAGCGTGAAGGTGAAGGAGTTGAGCACCTTGGCGTAGACCTTGGAGGCGCCCCGCAGGACGTCGGTGTAGCAGACCTCGGCCAAGATAGTACGCAGGAGCGCCTCCTCCGGGGACGGCGTCGACACGTACTGCCCGGAGAGGTACTCGACCCCCGGCGTGAGGAGGAGCACCTCCTCGGAGTTGGTCGAAACGAAACCATCAGCCTGCGCCGTGGCGAGGTTGGTCGTGTTGGTCACCCGCGTGAACCCGCGGGCCACCACCCAGACGGGCCAGCCCGCACGCTTGGACGGCGGGACGCCTGCCGGCGTGCGCGGTTCGAAGGTCTCAAAGTCGGTGTCGCCCCGCTCGAACTCGATCAGCTGGGGGTTGTACCGACCCAGCTCGTCGACGGGCGTGTACGAAGTATTGACGAGGAACTCGGTGAACTCCTTGGCCTCGCTTAGCAGCCCCTCGGAGATCAGCTGGGGGATGGTCTTGCGCGCGTTGTACGTGAACGGGGCCAGCACGACGTGCAGGGCCGCTTCGCGCTCGATGCCGATGGACACGACGTCCCCAGCGCTGTACGTCGAGGCCGTCAGGTCCTTGATCAGTACCAGCGTGAGGTCGCCCAGGTTGTTGTGGTAGACCTTTGAGCCCGTGACCGGATTGAAGCTGTTGGCCACGGCGAAGAAGCGCTGCTCGACGCCAGTCGCGTCGACGACCAGGTCGTTCTGGTTGAGCGAATAGTCGGTGACGAAAGGCTTGGGGACGATCCGCGTGAACGTCGCGGAGGACATGTTCCGCGGCGTGTAGTAGGCGTAGATCGCCTCGATGTCCGGGTCGACGAACTGGTTCCCAGAGCCGAGCACCGCGGGGAAGCTCGTCGTCAGGGCGCCCTCGACGTCGGATACGGACGGCGCGTAGCTGATGGGGAACACCGCGTTGGGCGTCAGGATCCCGAACAGGCTGTCGCGGATGGTGCGGCTGAAGTTGCGCAGGTCCGTCGCGTAGTTCTTGGCCGGATCGTAGGCGACCGTCAGCTCGATGTCGACGTCATCGACCTCCATGGAGTACACGTTGCCGGTGAACTCGATCGGGAGGCTGAACTTGATCAGGTTCTGCAGGCCGTTGCGCTGGGCCAGCGTCAGCGGCGTGCCGTCCGGATTGAGTGCGAAGAACGAGACCGAGGGGTTCGACGTGACGTAGTCCGCCTCGTAGCGGTAGACCTCCTTCTCGGAGCGGCGCGGCAGCACGTTCACGGCAACCCCGGCGCCCAGGGCGTCCTCGAAGAAGCTCTGCCAGTCCTCGGCCGAGACGGGGTTGCGGCGGCGGATGAGCGTGAAGAAGCGCTGCTTGACCTCGTCCAGGAGCTCGGGGTCCTCGCCGCCGAAGGCCGCCTCGGGGTTGGTTACGCCGTCGACGCCGTCGAGGCTCGTCAGCACCCGCGTGATCGTCCTCGGCGCCACGTTGGACGCCTCGCCCTTCAGCAGGGACACGGCGACGCCGCGCCCCGTGCTCTCGCCGGCGGGGATGGTCACCTGCTCGCTGGTGATGAACGTGATCGCCTGGCCGCCGGTCAGGTTGGAGTCGGTGGAGACCTCGAATCCGGCGAAGATGACGAAGTCGCGGTCGCGCGGCGCGATGGAGAACTCGAGCGAGACGGTGGCGCCGGCGCCGGCTCGGCGCTGGGCGCCGAGGAACGGCCCGATCCACTCGACGAGCACGGACTCGGGGAACTGGTTCGCGAACTGCAGGAACTCGGCCTGGGCGAAGGCCTGGCCCTCGAGCAGGGCGGCGATGGGCGACCCGGCGGAGAAGTCGTTGATGGTCGAGCCCGACGCCTGGAAGACCCTCTGCGCCGCGGCGGCCACGAGCTCGGTCTCGTTACGCGGGTCGAGCTCGATGTTCGGAAGCGGGGCGTACTGTGGCATCAGAAGGAGCCTTCGTCTACGATCGGGAAGTTAGCGATGCGCTCGGTGAGGACGGCTTTGGTGACGACGTCGGCGTCGGTGAGCTGCGAGTACTTGGTCAGGAAGTTCTGCTCCGTGCCGCCCTGGTTGAACTTGGCGTTGGTGTTCCAGGACAGCGGCGCGTAGCGCGGGTTGACGTTTGCCTGGTCGCCGAAGGCGACGGGGCCCATGAAGCTCTTGGGCCCGACGATGGGGGTCGAGCCGTAAGTCTGGTCGGTGTTGAGCGTGACGTACACGTTGTCCAGACCGCCCTCGCCGCCGCGCTGGATGTCACTAGCGCTCAGCGGCGGGTAGTGCCAGTCGAGGTCCGCACCGTCGAACTTGATGTCCCTCGCGCCGTTGAGCCACTGCGAGGTGACGATAACTCCGGGCCCAAACAGGGTCTTGGCCATGTGCGGTCGTAGGCTGTATCTCTCGGGGTGTCTTACCCCCGGGGAGAGGGCAATAAAAAAGCCCCGCGCGAGCGGGGCGGTGTGGGGTAGTCTCTGACGGATCAGGAGCGGGTCCAGGAGTTGACGGTGAACACCAGTTCGATGGTGCCGACGTCGCCGGACTCGCGGTCCATCTCGGCCACGGTCAGCTGTTGGAGCTGACAGCCGTTGAGCGTGTAGGCGGAGCCGTTGTTGTTGGTTCCGTTACAGGTCGTGGGCTGGATCGTGATCGTGATGAAGGCGCAGTTGTAGTTGAGCCAGATCTGCTCGATCGCAGAGGCGAGTGCGGGGTCGTATGGAGCCGAGAGGGTGACGTCGTCCACGGAACGTGGGCCGACGACCTTGTAGATCCTGTTGCCGGTGGCGTTGGCGTACTGGCCGCTCTCAGCCGTATCCGAGATCCCGGAGAATGTCGTCCAGATCGTCTCCATCCCGGAGATGGTGACGATGAAGGCAGACTTTGGAATGGGTACGAGAATGGGCATCGGGATCCTCCTTTAGGGGTTGAGTGTAAAGAAGGATCAGGCGAATACGTTGTTGATGTAGAAGCCAGAACCGAAGGCGCCAGTCGCGCCGAGGCCAGTGATGTTCACTGCGCGCTCGACGGTGATCTCAGCACGCACCACGCGGCGCTCGCGGATGTAGTACTCGGGGCGGACGGCGGGGGTGCCGGTCAGCTGGTACGTGTAGGCGAACGCGGGGGTGGCGGCGTTGGCGCCGCCGGCGGGCATCACGGACTCGGAGGCGGACAGCGGGCTGTAGAACAGCAGCACTCCGTTCTCGGGGAACACCGGGGTCAGGGTGCCGTCAGTGTCGAGCTGGCGGCCCTCAGCGACGCGGATGCCGCGCTCGAGGCCGAAGTAGCGGGCCAGCACGTCCACGTCGATCGAGTCGGCCGTGGTGAACTGGATGCGGTCCAGGATCGCGGGGTTGGTCAGCAGGCTGTCGAACACAGCGGTGCCGATCACGGCGCTGTTGGGGCGGATGCCGATCTGGTTGGAGACGGCGCGCTTCCAGTTCAGCACGTCGATGATCGGGTTATTGCCAGCAGCAGCCCAGTCGGCGGCGCCGGCGGTCACACCAACGGTCGTAGCGTCGGAGTCATAGGCGGACCAGTCAGCATAGCCGAGACCCAGGGTACCGCCGGCGGAAATCACGCCAGGCTCGTAGTTGCCCGTGGTAGACACGGCGTTGGCCACGGTCACCTCGTAGCTGTTCATCAGGCGAGACATC